AAGGTGATCACGTGATAGCCGGTGATTTTTCAAATTTTGATGGTTCATTGAATAATGCCGTAATGTGGGCCATATTTGATATAGTTAATGAATGGTATAAACGTGTGGATGAATCTAAAGAGTATGAACGTGTGAGATTCAGCTTGTGGGTGCATTTAGTTAATTCAGTACACATATATGGCGATAATGTTTATCAATGGACTCATTCTCAACCATCTGGAAATCCTTTTACCGTAATTTTGAACAGTATTTACAATTGTTTAATAATGCGCATAGCATATATGGTCTTAATGGAAAAAGAAGTACAATTTGGAAATATGGCAGCTTTTGATGAACATGTGGCAATGGTATGTTATGGTGATGATAATTGTTTAAACATTTCTGATACCATTTTGGAATATTACAATCAAGTGACTATTTCGCATGCAATGGCAACCTTGGGTCACACGTATACTGATGAAACTAAATCAAATGATGAGACTTGTTCACGTTTGTTAAGTGAAATTAAATTCTTAAAAAGAAGTTTTATAAAGCACGAAGGAGATGATTTGTACGTTGCCCCACTTGCTATTGAAGTTTTGTATGATATGTTAAATTGGATAAGGAAAAATGAGATTGACCCTAATGAACTTTTGCGAACCAATGTAGAAACTTCCTTGATGGAAATGTCTTTACATGGTAAGCAAACTTATGAAAATTATGTTAAAAAATTGTTAAAATTAAGCGAAATTTATGATCTAGGTGTGCATATTCTTACTTATGAAGAAAATAGGATGATCATTGAACATTGTGATCATCTAGGCTTAGCCTTAAATTAGCAATTAGTGGTTAGGGTAGAATGTGATCTTACAAAACAAAATAAAATTTGCAACGTTAAATTTGTTTTGTATTGCTATTCTACTAACAAGGTGGAGTATTTACTCTTACTACCAGGATGCCTTTTGAGCAGCCCTCAACAAATCCAGGTACCGTTGCTAGTTGTTTTTATATTAAGTGGTTTGAAACAACGAAATAACTCACTTGCCAACATAGAAAATGAAATAAAACAAGAAAATATTACCTTCGTG